GATAGCACTGCCAAGAACATGGCTCTGACCTGCACTTAATGTTACTTGATATAATGTTGCCGCACCCACTACGGCTAACTCAACAGCGTTAGACCCATCTAAATTTGTTACTCTAATATATTTTGAATCTTCAATATCTACAGCACCAGCCGCTCCATATGCATTTGAATTAAACACAGCTATGGTAGTGGTCTGACTAGCGGCACACGTAACAATTCTTTTCATTACTTCATTAATACTAGCAATTTCCAAAATTCTCTTGGAACCATAATCTTGATTATCAATTAATATATCTTCTTGTATTTTTACTTTTAATGTTGCCATTTCATGCTCTTCTTACTTTTCCCGCTATTTTCTTTGAATACTTTGCTTTTTGTTTTCCCTTTGCTGATGCGGCTTTTTTTCTTCTATTGGTAGCCGCCTTTTCCGAGGAACTGAGACTTTTCCTAACCGACTCAGGAAGGTAACGTCCTCGTTTACTTTTTGGTTTTTTCTCATCTCCCTTACTAACATAATCCCATTTTTGTTTTGACCATTTAGAAAGCTTGTTACTAGAAGATTTCTTTCCTCTATATCCACCTCCTGCTTTTTTATATCTGGCAGTCGCTAACTGTGCCTTTCTAGCACTCCATTGCCCTGCTTTACCACCTTTACTACCAGCCTTTACACTAGCGACAATTCGTTTCCACATGGACTCTTTTGTTCGCTTAGCGGAAGACATTATTTTTTCTTAGCACCTGCGTGTTTCATTTGTACCTTAAAACTAGCCATTAAACTAGCACCTTTATGTGGTTTGTATCCAGTAGAAGGATTCTTCATTAATTTATAACCACGACCAGCTTTCATCCAATGATAACCTTTGGGAGCTTTTACTTTTTTATTCATTACCACTTTACCTTATGACTCCAGTACCTCGCAGATAACTTACTTGGTTTGGGGTCTTGTGCATTATGTCTAGCATAATACGATTTACGCCTTGCTTTGTCTTTTGCTGTCTTAGGGTTTTTACCTGCACCCCTTACCCCTTGCTGACCAAAGCGTATGGTTTTTATCTTATTACCTACCTTTGCTACGACAACATGACTTTTTTTGGGATGATTAGGGGTTCGCTTTGGCTTATTATAACCAGAAACACCAACCCTTGAAAGTCTAGAATCTTTTTTACTAGGCACTTCTTCTCCTATTCATTTCATTAATGTTTTGATCAATGCTCTGCATGGAAAGCTCAACATCCGTTCTTTTTCCCATCTGAGAAGTCATCCACATGTTAGTAGTAAACTTACTTTCAGAAGCTCGTTTACCACAACTCTTACAGTAAAACCAATTCTCTTTATTATTTTTTTTGCAATGTACGCATTTATTCATTTTTAATCCTTTTAGGTTTTAGGGGTCACCTTTTATTGATAACCCCTACAGTACCTAAAACTGCTATCCTTATGTATTCGGATGTTTACTGATCAGCAAAAGCTAAGAATGTGTCAGTTGCAGATATGACATGTCCATTCACATACCAAACTACACCATCGCAACAAAGCTCTACTTTAGTACCTGCTATCGGGGTAAAGATAGTTAGCTGAGAATTACTGTTGTTATCTGAATCGATTACAGCAGTATCGTCACCACCATTATCGGTATCGTGACCAACTAACCCACCAATCATGTAATTACTATTGCCAGTTGTCTGAATTATCCAGTCTTGAGCATCAGCGGCTGTACCACCATACCAAAATGTATAATAAAGACCTTCAGCTTCAGTTGGCAACGTGATTGTACAATCCGCTGTCAAGTCAGGCATTACATGAACTTTACCATTATTATTTAACGAAACAGTATATGTAGCCGCATCTGGTACGAATATCACGCTTTTAGCTACGCCACCATACTGACCACTTGATTTATTTAGACTTGCTGTAGCACCCATTACAAACCTCCTTAATCGTTTTCAAGGTTAATTAATGCATGAGACTCAGAAAGAGTAACTTCAAGACCGGCTTCGGTCAAGATCATGTCTTTCCTCAAGTCCTCATCGGCGGACTGAACATTGGTTTGAACCTGTGTATCACGGTTTATTCCATTTCCAATCAACGGACGATAAGCAACCTGACTCATGTCAGCCATTAGCATGAATCCATCTGCGATTCCTCTGAACAACGGCTCTTTAACAAGATTAAGCCTTCCGTGGATAGTATCAATAACCATGATGGAATGACCAAACGCACCATCGCGACTTGTCATGTCTACTCTATAGTTATTATTACCATGTCCCATGGATGCATCAAGGAATGCACCATCACCAAGTTTATTAAAGTAAGTAATTACCGGAAGAGAACAAAGAACTAACTTATCGTTTGCTCCGCCTCTTGCAGGGTCAAAAATTACTTCAAGGTCACTTAGTAATCTGTCATATGTCATCTCTGCCTGAGCTACACTTCTGTAGTAAGCACTACCTGAAGAATAACTAAAAGCCGCATCGTTAACCGTAGGGTTAACATTTTTCAAGATGTGACCTACTAGACCTTCCGTGTACTGAATACCGCCTTGACGAGCTTTTTGACCGAAGAGCATCGCTCTTTCAATGTCAACCTTATGCTCTCGAAGCTTATCAGCCCAGATACGACTCCATTCATCTGCATATCCTCTGTAGCGAGTTGCGTATGCAGTGTTAGTCATTTCAGCGGCTGTCTTGAAGATTTGAGTGTACCCATATCCATCTTCTAGCTCAGTTGAAAAAACATCTGGAGAACCAGAACCTTCCTCAAAAGAAGTACCGATGATTTGACAAGTGTCGTTATCTGCAACTGAATTATATCCAGATACATTTGAATTTGACAAGTCTATTACTTTTCCAGTGAAGCTACTATCACTTGATCCGTGCGTAATTGCTGAATCAACTCTGACTACTGCATGTCCAATACCTGCGTCTCCTGTCCTGTCAACTGTCTGAACAATAAACACCATACCTTTTAACAAGTATTCAACCGCCGCACCACCAGATGTATCAACAGTAAAACTGTATGAAGATCCAGCGGCAACCGTACCAACAGCACCTTTTACTAAAAAAGAGCGATCGGTAAAATTGATCTTGTTACGATTTTCCAAGTATCGAAATACTGGATCATCAGTAGGTGCCTTAGCAACCTTAGACAGATATACAAAAAATGGAGACTCTTCCGGTGCTAATTCAGCAACACGGTCTCCAAAATTAAATATCCGTCTCCTATCCGGTCTTTGGCCTACAGAAGCATCAGAGGTAGTAGCAGTAACATCACTAGACTTTAAAGTGCCTGTATTATATGATATTGCCATTTTATTACCTTTGTGTTATGTGGTTATTATTTACGGCAATGCAGAACCCGCTCCAGTACCCATTATGCTATCAAATACCTTGTCAGCATCATTCTTTGGTGTGTCAGGGGATTGCCCTTGTAACACACCAGCAGTTCTAGGAGCTTGCTTGGCCGCATTTACCGCTTCCATTGTATCGTTGTTAGCAACAGACTGTCCATTTTGCATTTGCCAGAGCTTTACTAAGTTATTCAAACCTACCTGCTCTTTTGGTTTAGTGGTGAATTGTAAAAAATCTTGAATGTCATTATCCGACATCCGATAAGTTCCACGTAATTCATTCACAGTGTTCTGCATTTGCATTTGAGACTGCATCTGTTGCTGTTGCTGGGCAAGCCTTTCTGATACTATCTGTTCCACAGTACTATTTATCTTTTGATTAACGTACTTACTTGACTCAGAACTATCATTCGTAAAGGCATCCCAAGGATTAAAATCATCCGCCGTGACCTCTGGCCCACTCTGTTGTTGAGAGGGAGGATTAGCCATACCGGTCTCAAGGGCTTGTACGAGATCAGGTCTTTGCTCCAGTAGTTGTAATATCTGAGCACCTTGTTGCAATCTTGCATTTTCGGCCTGAGACCGATCATACATGGATTGAAACTTCTTAGCCTCAGCTTCATAGTCTACTGAAGAGATTGTTTCTTGCACCTCTTCTTGGGGAACTACCGCTTCTTCAGAAACGGATTGTTCGTTCACGATATCTTCCACGAACCCCTCATTGCTAATGGGTTGTTCACTTTGGACGTTTACTTCCTGTTGTTCTAGTGTTGACATAGATTCTCCTTAGATGTCTAGGCTTCGGGAGTAGAACTGACCTTTCTCTGTACTTCCTTGAGATTATTGGACAATTTCTCCACCTCTAGCTTCACCTCGTTTTCTAGTTTACCACGTTGCACTCTTCTATCAGCCTTAGATTCGGAGTTGACTTCAGCAAGCCTTGACTTGAATTTTTCAACTTCGACTCTCTTTCTGTCACTGACAGATTCTCTTTGTGCAGTCTGCAAGTCACCTTGCAAATTCTTTATTTGTTCTTCCATTCCCTGTATTTGTTGTTGCATCAGTTGTTTCTCTTCCGTCCTTCTCATGATGCCCTCCTTATCAAACAGTTCTGGATTTTTCTTTAATACTTCATATCGGTCTACTATTCCCATCTGGAAAGCCTCTAGGTAAACAGCAAGCTCTGCATATTTACTAGAAGGCATCGTAGAACCAGATTCAATTCTTATGTCATGCTGGTCTAATATGTGCTTGTCTTTTTTCAAGTCCAAGACCGCATTGGAAACATCCGTGTAAAAATTAGCCATTACCTCAGTAATGTTATTGTTAGGCTGTGCAAGTCTAAATATCTTCTTGTATGTATAGTGACCCTTAGACAAGTTATACAAGACCTTTCCTAATTTATTAATGCTAAACTCAATGTCTCTTAATTTTGACTTTGGCCTTTCACTACCTAATGCTATCATCCTTTCAGTTGCCCTCATTGTTTCTGGAGCCTTTTCTGCAAAGCCATGCATCATTTCAGGAAGTCCAAATATGAAATCTATGTAAAATTCTGATTGCTGTATCAAACGATAAAACTCACCAGCTAACGGTTGAGGTGCCGGATAATGAGGCTCTCCCTGAGAAGAATCAACTTCTATTACCGCATTTGGATTCGCCCAATCCTTTTCTAATTGATCAAGATCTTCTACGCTACCTAAAGGCACTAATAACTTTAAACCAGCAGAGGCCTGTGCATGAGAGAGTGCAAGAGACCATAACTTATTTAACAACCTTTGCATGGGCCGTGCTCTAGAGACATCAGATTTAGGATACGGTGTTCCAGTCCAGATGTTGGGAAGAGGGACGACTGGGTATTCATCTGTATTTAGTATTTGCTCATAGAGCACGATCTCACCCATGGATGCACAAACCTTCACACGTGTTTGAAATATTTCTATGACTGTAAAGGCACCTATCTCAACCGCTTCAGAATTGTTCTCGATAAAAGAAACATATTCTTCCTGTGATAAGATGGACTCTTCTTGAGTCTTCATGTCTATTACTCTATAGAAAGGAACCTTCACCTTATAAAATCTTTCTAAGACCTTATACTTGTTTACCTTGTAATAATCCTTATCCTTTACTTCTGCCGGTGTAAAAATACTCATTGAGTTCTTGTTTTGAGAAGAAGGATAATCTTCTTCATCATGGCTATAACCAGATATCTCTCGTATGATACCGGGAATCTCTTCTCCGGTGATAGGGTCAATCTTATCTGCCAATTCAGGGTAGAGGCCAATGGCTTGTTCACCGGTCAAGATGGTAGAAAGGATAAGACCATCTGAATCACCAAACCAACGATCACGAGAACTAGGAGAAGCGTAAATCCTAAACGGATCGACATAGGTAAATTTGACATCGCCTCTACCAAAATCTGATTCTGCATCAACATAAGCATATAAGTACCCCATTCCAGTGGTTGCATAGTCCTGTATGGCTTGCTTCATTTGCCAGTCACCATCTGACTTTTGCCACACATAACCCATTATGGTTCTCCATAAGGTAGCAACCTGAACATCTGAATCTTCTCTAGGAGTAATCGTAAAGGCAGGAGGCCTTGAAGTAAGCACTGCCTTAAATTTTTCTATGGCCGCTGAGACACGATCCATTGGAATATCTGCCTGATTTCTTGACGAAAGCTCATCAGACTCATCTTGAGTAAAATGATTACCAAGATAAAAATCTATGTCTTTTCTAGCTTCCGTGTCCCAGTCTGATCTGGCATCACGCCATTGACGATATAGCTCTTCATTCTGATTTGCTCTAGGGTCTTTTTTCATCATCTAACAATACTCATGGGTTCATTACCCATTCCTTGCCGTACAGCACCCATTCCCCTGCTCATCGCTTGCATTTTTAAATACTCATCTAAATTTCTAGCTTGTGAAGATTCCATTGCCTGATTATTGTTCATCATCATTGAAGGATTAGCAGAATCGAGCAATTCAGCAGAGGAATCAAGTAAGAAAGAAGGAACTGCCTCATCCTGCATGGAGGTATCTTTCATTACCTGCATTAACTTGAGTAACTGCAATGACTTCCTAGCCTTGTTAATCGTATCTTGCTCAATGCTATCTTGCAACATCATTGCCTGATCTTGAACAACCCCTAACGTACTACCACTGTACATCTCTGGGTTTGCCTGCCTTGCTTCTATTTGTAGTGGGTCATTAGGAGCAGGTGCTGGCATGGGGCCTATGAAACCACCATCTTGATAACCCATCATTTTCTTTTTCTTCGCCATTCCACCATATCGCATACCCATCAATGAATTTTCTACCTCACCACCTTCTTGCATATAACCCATTTTGTTTCTAACTGACTCTGGTAGCTTGCCTAGACCGGGATTGCCTTGAGGCATTGGTTTTAAATTCTTTTTTACTTTACCACCATGACCATATTGATCCATGACCATACCACCACCAGCATAATTAGGCTTTACCATTCCACCACCATACATCATTTTCATGTTAGAAAGGGTAGCCATGGAAATTATCCTATCAATGGCGGAATGACCACCTTCTTCTGGCATGTTATTCAACTTGTTCAACATTGGAACTCCTATCATGTCCACGGCTTCCTTGCGAATGACAAATTCACCGGGGGTTAATTTTGCTTTTACAGTGTCTGTAGTACCGGGCATTAGTCCTTTACCTCAAAATGTGGAAAATCATCAAAACGATTATCCATTACTTGAAAATCTTGATCCCAATCTCCACCCCATCTTATCTTATGGCCCATGCCCCTACCAATGCCAATAACGAACCCGGCAAAGAGCGTTTGTCGCTCCCTGTCTTCCCAATCCACAGGATAAGGGGTAACGTCAACGGCTTTAGAAGGGCTAGAATTATGCCGGCCATTAGGATACTTGACCTTAGTACGCTTTTCATCATATAGTTTATTTTGCCTTTCTTTGCTTCTATGCCCCTCTAAAACAGAACAATCTACGTGCTTAATGACCTCATTAAACACGTCTTGTAACCTTTGGTCACATGTAGCTAGTCTTTGCTTTGATCGTTTTGAGTATCTTGGCATATGTATAATTACCTATCTTATGTTACTGATAAAACACCAAATAGTGCAATCTTTTTAAACTCTTGCTCCGGACATCCAATTATAAGCCTTGTTTCTTATTTTCATTACAGGCCCCTCTTGTTTTCCATCCAAGGAATCCTTGTTAACTCTTGAACTCTTAGGGGGTCTTGCAAAGTAATCCGCATAGTACAACGCATCCATTACATCATCATTTCTCGGCTTGGGATGTTCAAAGAACTCATCTACCAGTTCCGTCATTTCTCTTTGGAGATAAAGCTTTTTTGAATTAACAATAGGGCCAAGGCTCGTCTCTAGTCTGTCTTGTTTCTTGATCCTAGCCGGAGGCTTAACGCCTTTAAAAATACCCGGAAGTAACCTTTTTTCCTTGGAGGATAACCTTGTAACCATATCCCGCACCATCTCCTGTGCCGCAACCGTTTCAATAGTGACTCTCCGTACAGGAGAATACTTCTTTGCCAAGCGTATGATCTCCTTGGGAACGTCAAACGTAGGTATTCGCTCACGGAAATACTCCAAGACATAACGATTATTACTGGAATCAATGCCCATAACAAGTATGACTTGATAGTCAGAAGTCTCAGAAGCTGTCGCCGCAAGGTCAACACCGAGGTAGATATTGATCGGGATAGCATCATTACCATCCATAAGATAGTTAAATTTATTCTTACATTCAACCCTTCCGTTGTAATACTGTATCCTGTCTATCTTGAACGATGCACTGGATACATCTCTCGCATCATTCATGTACTCCTGAGCAAACTTATTGACCAGACCCGCCTCAATGAACTCTCTTTTCTTTGCATCTAACTTTTCCTTGGAAAACTGAGACGGCCACAATGGAGAACCATTCTCAACAGCCCTATAAAAATTTACATCCCAAGGATAAGACCTGTTATCCTCTCTTGCCTTTTTCCAACCATCGTACGTCATTTGTAGGTACGAGTCATAGTGTACAATAGTCCCAGAAAGCCATATCCAGCCCTCATTGCCCGGTGTTTCTTCTAAGGCAGGGTACACTGTGGATACAATCC